TGTTCCTGATGAATTGTGATCCATCCAATAAATGTATTGTGATTTGTTATAGATTACATCTGGATAGTAGTTAGTATCTCCTTGTGGAGATTTTGCGTCTGAAGCTTTTGATACTTTAGAGTATACCTCTAAAACAGTGTTTACAACACCTGTTAAAGTACCGTCTTCATCAATTACTACTACGTGGATTTCATCATTTGATCCACCTCTGTCAGAAACGTAAGGTGAAGTTCCTGGAGCACCTGATACTAAATCATAGTATCTCCATCTTCTTTTTACGTTACAACCGTCAGTTAAGGCAACGTGTAATCCGCCTGTACCTGTATCAGCTCTAACAAAAGTAATATCATTTGTTGAAACGCCAGTTACTCTGTATTTGTAACCATCGTAATCTGTACCTGCAGCTGATGTAGAAAATTCAATGATGTCGCCAACATTGATACCAGTTCCACTTGTGAAAGTAACTGTTGTATCTCCTACTGCTGTAGATGAATCGTTAACTGTTGTTTTAGCAGCTTCCTCATATGCTGTTGCACTAGGGCAAGTTGCTACTTTAATTGAATTACCCCAAGCGCCTGCTGTTCTAGCAGCGAAAGTTCCCACTGCAGCTTGACCTGTTGAGTAATTGTCAGAATAATCTGTTGTATTCTTAACTTGAATTGAACTACCACTAGATGTAGCGTTAGTTAATCCAGTATTTGATGCTCGTACAACTCTTAAAGCATTAGAGTATTGTAAGAAGTTAGCAGCTGAAAACCAATCCTCAAAATTAGTTGAGTTTGGTTTACCAAAAGCGTCAACTAATTCCTGTTCGCTAGAAACTGTTACAACTTCGTCTAATGGACCTTTTTCGAATTGACCAGCAAAAGCACCTACACTTGTAGATACAGCTGGAATGATTCTTGTAAGGTCTCTTTCCTGTACGAGAACACCTGGTGATACTTGAAATGCCATATTAGGTTTTCTCCTTTAATTAATTTTTAAACTTTAATCCAAAACTCGTAAGTTTTCTTACGCCCATATTCAAACTTCATATACATCTATTTATAATTTGTGTGGTTTTCATTCACCACGTCTAGTAACGACAGGATGCCACACTTCTCCATATTCATCAGAAAATGGTTGTTCCTCATCAGGAGTACCATCATCTATGAATCCAAAAGGCGCCATATCTGCCTCCATAATCTCTTGCTGTTCTTCATATAATTGTGATCTTACGTCATTATTAGTTAATTCTTTGAAATATCTCTGATTAGACAACCAACCAAATATAACTAAACACATCATTAAATCATCATTCGTACCCTCTTCGGCCTTCCAGGAATTACCAATTCTACAAAAAGTTGACATCTCTTCTATTATGTTAAAGTCATTAATTATTACTTTGTCTGATTCTATAATTGTTTTAATATTAGCACAACCAATTTTCTTAATCTGTTTGGTCATTCTAACACCTAATTGACTACCTTTACCACTGAAACCTGCACCTAAAACTTGACCTGCACGACCTCTTTGTGTTGACATCATAATATTATCATACTCTAATTCAAAATGTAATCCTTCAGCAATTTGTTGACCTAAGTCATTTACTTCTACACATATATGAGCGTGATTAAATCCTTTACAAGCCTTTTCTATAATATGTGGAAATAATATAGGTTTGACTTCATTGTTTTTATATTTAGCAACAACCTTATATGGCATTTGTGTAACATCAAATATTATAAATGCTGAATAGTCTTTTGTTACACCTCTAGCAACGTCAACACAACAAACATAAGTATGATCTTTTATAGGTTTTTCAAACACATCTAAACCAGCTTGTGATTCTAAAGGTGTTAAGTAAGCCATTGATTTTATTTTTGCCGGAGATATTAATGTATCTACAGAACCTAAGAACTCACATTCAAATTCTGATTGGAACTGTTCTTCACTGGTATTTCTAATTGTTGCTTCTTTCCAGGCTTCATCTCTGCCTGGCACCTCAGACCAGTGTACTTCAATTGGTATATAATCATTTCGTTTATTCTCTGCGTCTGTCCATAATTTATAAAACATATTCATTCCGTGAGGTGTAGATACAATAATCATTTTTGTTTTTTGTCCAGATGATATTGTAGGATAAACTGAACTAAAAAATTGTTCGGCAATATTAGCAGGTACGAAAGCAAACTCATCTAGGAAAATAATATTAAATGAACCACCTCGAATAGCACTTGATGATGTAGCAGCTGCAACTATTTTAGAACCATTTTCTAATTCTATATTACCTTTATTCCAGTTTAATACACCTTGTTGTAAAAATTTTGGAATATTTTCATATGCAAGTTGTAATCTACCTAATATATCTCTAGCAGTAGAACTTTTGTTTGCAAGAATAGCAATATTAGAATTAGGATTGAATAAAGCATAATGCAATAGATATGAAATAGTAGTTGTTGATTTACCTGACTGTCTTGGAAGTTTACAGATAACAAATCTATTATTGTGTATAGTATTAACTATCTTTCTTTGAAATCCATACATATTAAAAGGAATAAGACCCTCGTCTAACGATACAACTTTAACGTAAGTTTCCATAAAGTAAAGAGGATCTTTAGAGCATTTTTTAAACTCTTTTATTTCTTCTATACTGTATTCGTAGGTAACATTAGCCTTTTTTAAATTAGGGTTACCTAAGTAAACTTCGTTGTTGTTATTTGTTGCCATTAGTCTAAAAATCTATACCAACCAGTTACTATCATTTTTTCTTTAGTCTTACTTGGTATTCCTCTGTGTGTATGTGTAAATGCTGGTGGCCATATTACTGTTAAACCTTTTTTAGCTGGTGTTACCATCTTTTGATAAAAAAATTCTGTACCACCATCTTCGACATCATTTAAGTAAGTCATAAAAACTAAAACACGTGAAGAAACGTGAAAATTCATATTCTCACTATGCCATTGTTTAAAACCACCACCAATAGGATATCTTTGTATATTAATATTTTCTAAAATATCAAATCTATCATAATTTTGTATTTTATCATATCTTTTAACATAATTCATTAAACATTGTTGTAAATGTTCCCTATAATCGTTAAAAGGTTTATCCCACCTATCAGGACCAAATCTTATGTCAAAACTCTCTTTATGTTCTCTATCAACTTTGCCTTCACCAGTATTACTAGTAACCTGTCCTTCAACCTCTAAATGTTTATTATTATTATAATAAGATATAATTTGATCGCAAAGTTTATTTGGCATATACCAACCTGCGATAAAAGAACTTTCTGGTAAAGGATGTTCTTTCATTTCAATCATTAATAATTACTCCTTCTATATGCGTGTAGCCCATTTTTAAAGCAGCCTGTATTCTTTGACTACCTTTATGAACTGAATATTTTTTTTCTACATATGGAACGCCTCCTGCCCCCATACGTGGTGTACTATTTATTTCGTGTCTAATTACCTCAATAGGATCACGTAACTCTTCTCCGTTCAATAAAGCTTCTAAGGGCTTCATTGACTTAATAAAAGTTAAATCACTTATCTGAAATATTTGTTTCTTCGGTGTTTTCTGTTTTGCCTTCAATAACATCATCATCTTTCTTATTCAGCATTGCTTGTAATTCTTTTGCTGATCCTACAAATAAAGCATTTTTTATATTTTGACTAGTACCTTTCTTTTCAGGTAATGCTTTTAAATCTTTTAATTTCTTTTGCAAGTCTTGTAGTTTATCTACAGTGCCAGCAACCTGACCTATCAATTGACCGGCAACTTCATACGCTCTAGGATGTTGACCCTCTTTTGCAATATCTAATATACCATCAATGGCTTCTTGTCCTCTTTCAATAAGATTGTAATAGTTTTCTCTACTATATTTGTAATCGTTATCAATGTCGGGTGATTCTTTATCTTCTTTACGAGGAACAGGAGCTTTAAACTCCTTTTTTTCTACAACTTCATTCTTAGGCGTATCTAATCCTAAAATTTCATTTACTTTATCTTCAATATTACTCATAACTTATACTATTTATTCGTCTTTATCGGAGGTTACATTATACTTCTTACCGTCTGTAAAATTTTCTATTGTAGTTGTAAATCCAAAATCATCATCAGGATCAGCGCTTGTTGGCGATGGTGTGATTGTAATTCTTTGTTCTCTTGCTGAAGTCTGATCTGTATCAGTGTGTGTATCTGTCTGTACAGTTCTAATTACTGATTGTGTAGATGCTGGTCCATACAAATAAGTTTTAGCAGTGAAGTTTAAAGTATAAACAACAGCTCTTCTAGTAGTAAAATCTCCTGTGTAACTATCTTCATATAATACATTGTTTAATATTATTGGTACATCTCTTTTAATATCTAATTCAGGAATCATTTTAATTGTTACTGTATATTCTGGTTGAAAATATGGTAAAATTTGTTCTACTATTTGTAAACCGTTTTCAGCAGTTGCTGTAAAAATACTCAATGTATAACTAATATTGTAAGGTACTGGATTATAATTAAAGTTCATTGTTTTTGTTGCGTCTTCAGCTCTAACTTGTTTCCACTTATTCATCTTATTAAGTTTTCTACTAGGATCATATGCAATACCTGATATTTCAAATCCCATTCGAGGTAATACCGTAGCAAATTCTCTACTGTCTAAACTTGATTGTTGATCTAAACGAACCATAAATTTTTCTTTTGGTCCATATGCTAATGGTACTTTTATAGATTGAGTAACATTACCATTTGCGTCTGTCGTTTTACATTGAATACTATTAAATAGAGTACCAAAAGCAACTGTTAGCTTTCTCATTCCTTCATTATAAAAAAATCTATTAAACATTAATAATCTCCTGGTTCACCAAAAGGATTGTTTTCTGTAAAGTCTAGTATGTCATCATCTAAACTTTCTGTATTAAATCCTGCCTCATTTTCAAAGTCTGTATTTTGAGCATACGCCGAAGTATCTTGTACATCAAAACTTTCTTGCATTAAATATTGTACTTCACCATCAGCATTTGATCCTTCTAATAGTATAGAACCGGTTTCTGCTTCTAATGAAAACTGTGAATTTAGTTGTGATAAAGAATATGTATCTTCAGCTGCGTCTATAGCGCCTACACCTGTATCTAATTCTTCCGAAGAGTATTCCCAACGTGTTACTTTTAATTTATAAACTGGTAAATTTCCTAATTGAAAGAAAGGTTCCTGATCTTCTACAAACTGTATCTCAAAAAAACTTTTCATCAAAGGCATATAAATTATATCGCCTTCATTTGGACGTCCTTCTTTGATTAAAGTTGTTTTTGAATCTACTAAAAGATCAAATCTTCTTTTAGAGATCATAAAGGTAGTATCTTCTCTAATCTCTAAACCAAATTTACTGATTAATTCTTGTTGACCTGCAAATCCTTCAGCAGTTTCGAAATATGCTTCTAGTGGAAAGGCACTACCAAATCTACTTGCAACATCTTCGCCTAAAATAATATCTTTATTTACAAGTGTACGAGGTAAGTAATAGACCATATGGCCATAAATTCTTAAACCCTCTATAATTAAATCTTCGTGTAATCTTTGTTCAGCTGTGTTCCCGATGCCGTCGCCTGATTGAAAGTAATGGTTAACTGGCATAGCATTATCCTATCATAAAACTTGGAACTATTTCATAGTTATCTCTAATTTCTTTTTCTAACTTTTCGATATCTTGCATTGCTTCATTGTAAATTTTTGAACCATTTAACGTAACACCACCGATCATAGTTACTCCATCAAATTTTGATAAGTTTTGTCCCCATTGTTTTTTAAATAAGGCAGTAACATATCTTTTCAACCATATGTCATTATAAACATCCGTATATGTTTGTGGGTCTAATTTACGATAACATTCGATTACCAAATATTGATCTACGCTTAAATCATTTGTCCAATCCATATCAATGTATAGTCTGTTATCGTTTTGTTGAAATCTTAAAGGTTTTTTACCTACTAGTATTTGATCTAAAAAATCTAAGTGTCTTAATACAACATCATAGTTAATAATTGATGTTGAAGCAAAATCATATAAGTCATTTAAACGTAATTGATATCTTACGTCAAACATATTCATATTTGCTTTATCTGAAAATGGGAAAATATTAGTAACTGCAATAACAGTTTCAGGTACTACTAAAAAATTATTTGCTTCATACCAAGTTGTAGTAACTGAATTTTTAGTAGCTGATTCTGTTTCTGCCGTAGAATTAGTTAATCTTGTCTTATCAGCTTCTGTTAATTTGTATTTGAGAAATGTACGTCTAATACCGTCATAGTGATATTGAGCATAGAATTGTAACGCTTCGTCTAATCTATCTTCAAGTTGCTGGTCATCTGCATTGATTTCAATTACAGGTTTACCTAGTGTTCTTAAAGCGTATTGTTTTAAATTTTCTCTTGTTGCTGGCGTAGCCATATCTCATTCCTTTGTTATTCTCTTATATTTATAATAAAAAAATAAGAGGATTAACCTAATGCAATCGCTTGAGCAATAGCAAAAGCAGTGCCAGCCTTTGTATCTAACTGAGTTTGAATGTTAGAAGTTACACCATCTACAAAGTTTAATTCAGCAGTTGTAGCAGTAACACCGTCTAAAATATTTAATTCTGAACTTGTTGCTGTTACGCCATCTAAAATATTGATTTCTGAAGCTGAGGCAGTTACACCTGTTAAATCTGTTGGTGCAATTGAAATATTTGCTGTTCCGTCAAATGATTGACCAGCAATAGTTCTAGCATTTGCTAAAGCAGTAGCCGTAGCAGCGTTACCTGAAGTGTCTTGGTTACCTGATGTGTTAACACCTGGTAAGTTAATATTAGCAGAACCATTAAATGATACACCACCAATTGTTCTAGCAGTTTCTAAAGTAGTAGCTGTAGCAGCGTTACCTGTAGTATTCTGGTTTAAAGTACCTATAGTTAAATCTATTGTACCATCACTATCTTGGTATGTAACTGTAATTCCTGATTCAGTATTAGAACTGAACATTGCGCCGACTGTATCTTGTACAACTTCAGTTAAATCAATATTTGATGTACCATCAAAACTTACTCCGTGAATAGTTCTTGCTGTTTCTAAAGCAGTTGCTGTAGCAGCGTTACCTGAAGTGTCTTGGTTACCTGAAGTATTAACACCAGGTAAATTTATATTTGCTGATCCATCGAATGATACGCCACCAATAGTTCTTGCTGTTTCTAAAGCAGTTGCTGTAGCAGCGTTACCTGAAGTGTCTTGGTTACCTGAAGTATTAACACCAGGTAGATTTATATTAGCAGTACCATTGAATGATACGCCACCAATAGTTCTAGCTGTTTCTAATGCTGTAGCTGTGTCAGCGTTACCTGTTACATCACCAGTTAAGTTACCTGTTACATTACCTGTAACATTTCCTGTTACGTTGCCTGTTAAAGCACCTTCGAATGTTCCAGCGACAAATGTTTCTGAACCAACAGTCCATTTATCAGTTGTTTCATTCCAAACTAAAGTTTTATTTGTTGAAGTACCTCGTTCAATCTCTATACCACCGTCTTGTGATGGTGTTCCTGTTTCGTTACTATTTAAAGTAATAGTGTTATCAGCAAGATTTATAGTTTCTGTATTTACTGTTGTTGTTGTACCACTTACTGTCAAATTACCAGAAACAGTCATATCATTAAACGTTACATTATCTGTAGTTGATAGTGATTGATCTGTGTCAGATAAATCTGTAGCAGCGATTGTAATATTTGATGTACCGTCAAATGATTGACCAGCAATAGTTCTTGCTGTTTCTAAAGCAGTTGCTGTGTCAGCATTACCTGTAACATCGCCAACAAAACCTGAAGCAGTTACGGTAGAATTAAATGTGGCTGCACCAGCTTCTGACATATCTAAAGTAAGAGCAGTTACTTCGGAACCACCATCGTTACCTTTGATTAATAAATCACCATCTGATAATGGTTGTTTTATTACGGTATCAGCTGAACCACTTTTTAAAACTTGTAATAAGTTTAATGTAGCATCTCTAAGGAATATAGAACCACCTGTACTATCTAAAAGTAGATTTCCAGTAGATTTTACTTCCATATATCCACTAGATTGTATAACTAAATTTGTACCATCGCCTTCAATTTTTTCTCCGTCATTACCAAATGTTAAAC